CACTTACGGGGTGTGGCTCAGCTTGGCTAGAGCGCTTGATTTGGGATCAAGAGGTCGCAGGTTCGAATCCTGTCACCCCGACTGTAAGCGGGTGTAGTTCAATGGTAGAACTCCAGCCTTCCAAGCTGATCACGTGGGTTCGATTCCCATCACCCGCTTTCATGAGTCTGTAGCTCAGTTGGATAGAGCAACGGCCTTCTAAGCCGTGGGTCGGGGGTTCGAATCCCTTCAGGCTCGTTTTTCTATATCTGTATATATTATATAGAAGTAACACATATGGTGGGTATAGCGCAGCTGGTTAGCGCGCCAGATTGTGGCTCTGGAGGCCGTGGGTTCGAATCCCATTACCCACCCTGATCATTAAATTTTAATGATGATGGGCTATCGCCAAGTGGTAAGGCACAGCACTTTGACTGCTGCATTCGCTGGTTCGAGTCCAGCTAGCCCAGTTCTTGATAATTATATAAGGGTGTGTAGCTCAGGTGGTAGAGCACTTGACTTTTAATCAAGTTGTCCGGGGTTCGAATCCCCGCACGCTCACTGTTGTAAGAGATATGATTTTAGAGAGATTTAGGATCATGTCTCTTTTTTGATGTATGGAAATATGCTATCATTAAATTAACAAAGCAAAGAAGAAATATTATGTACGCATTCGTACCTATAAGAAAGTTGGATTCAAAAATGTCTATTCAAAATGGCTGAATGTAAAATCGGCAAAAACAAAGTAAGAACCAGTACTAAAAACACAAAAATGGCTGTATCTGCGGGAATTAAGTAGACACAGCTATTTTTGTATAAAAATACTTGACAGGAATACCAATACTTGATATACTATTTAAGCAGTCGACAAGAAAACAAATGCTTGTTGTTTTGCAATATGCGGATGTGGCGGAATTGGCAGACGCGCTAGATTTAGGTTCTAGTGTCTATTCGAACATTCGAAAAAGTACGTATTCATGCGGTTTAGAGAGTTTTTTTCTCTGAATCGCTTTTTTATTTTTTCGCTAGATTTTTCGCAAAATCTTGACGTGGTCAAGTGCTATGAAAGGCAGGGAATCTATGCAAAAAATAAAGATGTCAAATCCAACAAATCTAACTCTTAACCAAGCATTTGAAATGTATTTAAAAAAATGCAAAGTCAGAAACTTATCAGACAAAACAATCTTATCTTACAAGCAAATCAATAAAAGATTTTTTGATTTTTGTGATCCAAGAAAACGAGTGCATACAATCACAGAGGATACAATCGACGACTATATTTTATGGCTTCGTGATGATGTACGAATCAAAGATGTTACAATCAACACTTATCTTAGAACTCTCAGAGCGTTTTTGTACTACTGTATGGACTGTGGCTATATGGAATCTTTTAAAATTCAATTGTGCAAAATCGAGAAACCAATCAAGCAAACTTACTCCGATGATGAATTAGAACGACTATTAGAAAAACCAAATCTGCGCAAATGCACGTTTGCCGAGTACAAAACATGGGTATTTGAAAACTATCTACTTGCAACAGCCAACCGTATCCGTACAGCATTAAACGTAAGAATCTGTGACGTTGACTTTTCAAGCGGTTTTATTGTGCTACGCAAGACCAAGAACCGTAAACAACAGGTAATCCCATTATCTGAATCCTTATCTGCAATCTTGCAGGAATACTTGGAAATTCGTGGCGGAGAACCAGAAGATTACCTCTTCTGCAATGATTATGGCAAGCAGTCAGCCGTGAGAACATATCAACAGTTAGTCCATAACTACAATTTAAAACATAACGTGAACAAAACATCATGTCATTTGTTTAGACACACATTTGCCAAGCATTGGATCATCAATGGTGGCGATATATTCCGACTACAAAAGATTATGGGACACTCTACTCTGGACATGACAAAAGAATATGTTACGTTATTTGGAAATGATTTACAGATTGATTTCGAAAGATTCAATCCGTTAGATACTATAAAACACCATGAACATGAAGGCACTCACATCTCTATGAGGAAAGGACGGTGATCAATTGGATACACTACAAAGAAGTTTTGCACAAACAATGCAACGAGAAGGAAAAACTATGACAGCCGTCACACAGGCACAGGACTTTAAGGTTGTCTTTCGCAAGAATAGTGATGGCTTAGAGGATAGAGACACTTCCATTATATACTATCAAATAGACGCTCCTGTGGGCGTAGGAACGCTTTTAAACTACAAAGGTAACTACTACATCGCCTTGAATAAGGAAACTGCCGAAAACGATGTATACTATAAATCAGCAGTACAGAAGACAGATGGTGTCTTAAATCTCAACACAGGAACTGTCACTGGGCTTAGGATAATTTGCATGAAAACGACCTCAATTTCGTCCGCAAGTGATGGCACGATGATTTTACTGTCTGGCGACTTAGAATTGATTTTAGAGGACAATAGCGACTCTAAACGCTTAACAATAGGCGGTACATTCAACGAGTACGGTGGAACGTATAAGATTAAGAACATCATGTGCAAGAATGGCATCTGTCACTTGTATTGCGAACGTACGGCAGACGAACAGCCAACAGTCAACTATCGACTTGTATTAGGTGCTTATGATAAGGCATATCAGATTCCTTCCAGTACCGACTCGGGACTAGTAGGTGTTACCAAACTGGAAACAACTGCCTATATGAACGACCAAATAGTGCTTAACCCTACTATTGAGTGGACATCTTCTAATAATGATGTAGCAACGATCACACAGGACGGTACAGTTACTTTCATAAAGGCAGGTACGGTCAAATTTACGGCAAGATGGTCAGAACACGATGTAAACGTCACAACAGACGAAATTACTGTAACTGAGAGCGAACCAGAGGTTAATCCATGGACGTTATCAATTACGAGTAGATACAGTAAAATGTATACAAATAAAGACATAGTATTTACGTTCGTCACTAAGAATGATGGTGTCAAAGAACATCTGAATGGCTTGCAGTATGAGATTACTAGCGGCTATTCGTTTACATTTGTAACAGAGAAATTTGACACGACAGCCAATACATTAACCTTAAAAACAACGGATAATGGTGCGATTGGAAAGAAATTTACGCTTAGAGTGTATCACACTGCCAAGAAACTAGAAGCAACTAAGGACGTTACTGTGGAGTCATTAGTTTAAGTGTCCTCGTTTTGAGGACGGTTGATTAATTTTTAGTAAAAAAGTGGCAAAAAACTTCTCATTTTTATTTTTCGACACCGCTCAAACCCAGTGTTTATGCGGTGTTCGAGAGTTTTGCTAAGTGGCAGTATAGGAAGAGAGAATCAACTTTGGAAAAAATCAGTCCAAAAAATTCCCCTTTTTATTTTAAAACACCTCTTAAACCTAGTAGTTACAATGGATTTGAACGGCAGTGTTCTCTCAGTAATAGGAGAGAGACAATTTTGGAAAAAAAACGGCAAAAAATTCCTTGGTTTTATTTTTCGACACCTCTTAAGCCCAGTGTTTGCAAGGGCTTTTTTCGAATGGCAATCTTCCTGTAATAGGAGACATAGATTTTTAGTAAAAAAACGCCAAAAAAGTTCCCACTTTTATTTTTAAAGGGACGTTAAAGCCAGTATTTATAAGGGTTTTTTTAGACACCAATCTTGCGGTAATAGGGGACATGTGGATGGCAGGATAAAAATAGTAAAAAAGAGTCCAAAATCTTCCCCTTTTTAAAAAAATATGTGCTTTAAATGCAGTAAATATAAGAACTTTAGCGGTTGTGCTAAGTACCAGTATAGGAGAGACAAGAATGTTTTAGACAAAATCGGTCAAAAATCGTCGACTTTATTTCAAAATATAATCACAAAGTCCTTATTTTAAGTCATTTTTAGATGATTCATTAAGTGGAACTATAGGAAGGACAAGAATGTTTTAGTAAAAATCAATCCAAAATTATCCCCCTTGCCTTAAAAATACAGTTACCAAATCCAGATTTTAAGCCAAATTTTGATGATCAGTTAAATGGAACAATAGGGAGACATGATGGAATAGTAAAAATCAGCCAAAAAAGTTCCCAGTTACATCTAAAAAAACATTGAAAAACTCAGTAAAATAGCCAATTACAGACGATGTGCTAAGTAGATGTATAGGAAGAACAATGTAACGCTATCAAGCGTTGTCCAAAACCCTAGTATTTTAGCGGTTTTTGAACTGGGAATTATTTACATGTACCGTATTTGCGGTACAAAAAAAGTCACTATATGGAAGATGGGGTATCCCTTAAGAAAGCAGAATACAGAAATTTAGTTTTTGATATGGGTCAAAAATGTTCTGAATATCCAGAACGAAAAAATTCCAAATTTTCAAATGTACTGAATATCCAGAACACGAAATGTGTCTATAAGGGGGCGTATACCCCAACATAAAAATGTTCGTTATTTAATTCAAATGTATATATAGACGTAGCAAGGGTTACCGATTTGGTAACCTTTGAATCTTAAGGTGGCAAAATGCCATATTAGAAATCCTAAGGTCGTAATCTTCGACTTTAGAAACAATTATATTATATAAGGAAGAAAGAGATCTATCAATTGCGATAGATCTTTTTTTGATACAACAAATTAACAACATCATTACAGGGGCGACAGATAGAACTGCTATTGCAGGGCGTTTTGTATGCAACTGGAAAGGACGTGAAGCATGGAACTAGAAACATTAAATCTATCTGATGAACAACTTGCAGGAGTACAGCAGATTCTTCAATCTGAGGGCGATAAGATTAGAACAAAGTATTCAAACGAACTCAGAACAGTGAAAGAGGAACTAAATCAGTACAAACCTGCTCAGAAATCAGATAGCGAAATTCAGTTTGAAAATCGTATGAAAGAACTTGAGGCGAGAGAACAGAAATTACTGGCAAAGGAACGTCAAGCAGAGTTATCTACAAAACTTAATGAACTTGGCTTACCAACAGAGTTAGGACAGTATCTGAATCTTGGTGAAGATGTTGACGCAGGATTAGAAGCGGTAAGTGTAGCAATCAATGGCTATCTGTTAAACAATGGGAGCAAACCCAGTAACCACAGTAAACAGCAAGCAGTTACAAAGTCCGACTTCAAAAAGATGTCCTACGGAGAAAAAGCACAACTTTTTCAAGACAATCCTGAACTTTATAAGGCATTAGCCAGATAATTCCACACATCTGGGGAAACGACGGAACTTTTGCGTTCGTTAAATACGGTTTTCGGAAAGGTAGACAAAGGAGTGGATTACAATGTACTTCAAACTGCGATAAGTCAGTTAGGATTTCCGATTGTCATGGTAATTGCCATGGCTTTTTTCATTTGGAAATTGTGGGAAAAATCGCAGACACAAAACGAAACCAGAGAAGAAAAATTATATTCGGTCATCTCAAAGGCACAAGAACAAAACGAGAAATTATCTGCTACAAACGCAGAATTCGTGCAGGTGCTTACATCTTATAAGGATGACCTTGATGATATCAGAGAAGATGTCGCAGAAATCAAAACACAAATTAACAAATAATTAAGGAGGAAACACAATGGCAAATATTAATAACAATTCAACAAATGCAGTAAACAAAAATATGATCATCCCAGACGTTTACGCAGAGTTAGTCAGAGAAAAAATTGAGGGAAAGGTAGTTATCTCCCAGTGCGCTAAGGTTGTAAAATCCCTTGTTGGTAAACCTGGGGAAACTGTATCTATGCCAAAATGGGCGTACATCGGAGACGCAAAGGATATCACAGTTGGTACTGCAATGGATAAAACTGCATTAAAGCAGACAAGCACACAGGCAACTATTAAGATGGTAGCCGCTCCTGCTGTATCTGTCAATGACTATGATGATGCAGTTGAGTTCGGTAACGCATTAGATGAAGCCGCAAAACAGCAGGCAATCTCACTTGCAAGAAAACTGGATACAGATTGCATTAATGTTGCTTTAACAACACCTTTAAAAAGCCAGATTGCTACAAAGCACCAAATTACATTCGATGAGATGAATGCTATCTTAGGACTTTATGGTGACGATGCCAACGCAGAAGATTTTGCAGGAATCTATATTCATAGCGCTTTCGTACCATCTTTTCTTAAGATGGATGGCTTTGTTGATAAGACAAAAACATTCACTACAGATGGCACAGGTGTTATGCAGAACAACTTATTAGGTTATTTCAGAGGAATCCCTGTCCTTGTCACTGACAGATTATACGATACAGCAAAACACGAGGGTTATATTCTGACAATCAAAAAGGAATCTATTGGATTAATTCCTAAAGAGAATCCTTTTGTTGAACCTGCTAGGGACGCAAGCACAAGAACAACTACAGTATACTGCTCAGAATACTATGCAGTTGCACTGATCGACGACAGTGGTGTTGTGGTTGCAGGTTCAACAATCTCACCAACAGTATCTGATGGTGAGTAATAAATGAAAGGAGCAACGAGATGCTTAGCGGAGACAGATTAAAGTTTTTAAGGATTTATCATAATTTAACACAAAAGTACATGGCTGAGTGTCTCGGCTGTTCGACCAGATGGATCAAGGGCATCGAAAGATGCGAAGTGATTCCAACTGAGAAGATGTACAATGATTGGCTCAACTGCTGTTACGGTTTGCTGAAACCGAAAGAGAAAACAAGCAAAAAAGCCCAAGTCAAAAATAACTCGGTCGACAAATAACTACTGTGCCCCGACATGGGGCATAGGGTAAAAGTATTATAGTTTCAATGATTTTAATTATAGTTGGAGAAACTTGAAAATTAGCAACCAGAATTTAACAAATGGAGAAAGGAAGGTGAGTAAGATGTATAAATTCTTATTCACTTTCGTATTTGTTTGCCAATTAGATGGGCAAGGTGTTGATTCATCTTGCTCACTAATCGGTGACAGATATGAAGAAGAATCAAACAAAGAATTTACCAACATGGTACAAAGACACGGAAAATAAATATCATACGATATTGACTGATGACATTGACTCATTATTATCTTGCGCAATCTTAAAGCAAGTGATGGGATGGAATGTCGAGGAAATATTTTTATTAAAGAAAAAAGTAAAAGGACATGAGGGACAAGACCTCAAAGGAAAAACAAAGAACGCTACACAAACAGAAGGAATTGGCGTTGATCTGGCATTGCACAAAGGCAAATGCTTCGATAATCATATCACACGCTTTTCAAATATTGATTATAAAAACGAAGAATCTATTAATCCAAATCTTATGGAAAATATCACAAGACAAAATTATACAGAGAAATACGCAGGATCAACAGTGTTATTACTGTGGTCATTATATGATTTACAAAAAGAAGGTTTAACAGATGAAGCAATGATGATGTTGCTTGCAATTGATAGCGCATATCTAGGATATTACAGTTCAAGATACCAGAAATATATTAAGCATTATCTTGTGGATATACTTGATTTGCCAGAATTTTACAAGTGTATTGAAAGACATACTCAAGAAGAGTTTCAGAACATAAAAAAGAAGTATAAACTAAAAGAAAAGATTACATTGAAAAAAGGTCATGTGATCACCAAGATTGATATAGATGCAATCAACGATACTCTTTTATGGGACACAGACACAAATCTTCAAATAGAATTGCCACAGGATAAATTTTATCCAGATAAATATTTTATTGACGTTGTCAAAGATATTTATGGAAAAAGAGCGAAGAGATATGATGAGATAATCCCACAAGAGCCATATTGCTATGCGCTTACTAAGACAAATCTACTAAACTATTCAATCGAGGTAAAAGAATAATGGAATATACAAGCGACGGAAGAATTGTAATACATAATGGTGATCTGACAAACGAATTATTGCGCAGAGGTCATCATATTGTGCAAGTGCGCCCAGACAGAAAGAACAAAATCAAAACAATCTTCCTCTTTGATGGTACGAAAGAATTAAAAGAGGACTTGCTTAATATAGCAAGAGAGGAAAGAATAGCATTGAAAAAAGAATTATTCGCATAACTAAAAATTTGACCACGAAGATTGTTCGTAGACCAAAATTTAGGTATGAACAATCTTCCTACCAAAATTTTAGGTGCTAATAATGTTAGCACTCAAAATCTTAACCGCCAATAATGTTGGCGGGTCAAATTTAGGTCAGTAGTCCTCAGTTTAGCGGACTAAAGTTTTAAGTGCCAACAATCTTGGTACTCAGAATTTAGGTCATACAATTTAACGGACTAAAGTATTAGGCACAAACAATCTTTGTACCTAGAATTTAGGTCAGTTAACCTCAAACTGAGGGCTACTAATTAATATCAGTAATCGACAAATTGTCGACTACTCAATAAACAAATACAAAATATAAGGAGAACAAACAATATGGAACGTAAAACAAAAACAGATAATAAAATTATATTCAATCAAGCACTCGCAGGATATTTAATGATGCAGGGGTTCATCTTAAAGAAGATGGAGCGTAATGAAAAATGTCCAGACAAGAATGTATTTATTTTTAGACAATCTGAGAATCTGGAAAAGACAATCAAAGAATACTTATCTAAATAATCAAACAAGGAGAGCAACAAAATATGGCAACAAATACAAGAAAAGTAAGTAAAAATACAAGAGTAAGCGATCTAATTACAGTTGAAGATATTCAGAAATGGGAACCAGATGTACCTGTCATCATTGAGGCAGGTACTGGCGTTGGCAAATCATACTTTATTAAAAATACCTTATATGATATTGCAAAGGAAGAGGGGCAAAAGATTCTCTTCCTTATACATAGACGTAAATGCGTTGATCAGTTCATCATGGAAATTGAATCAGACGGCAAAGATGATGTGATTGATATAGTGACATATCAGAAGTTTTCCATGCACAAGTCAAGATACAATGACTTCGGAGAAGAGGACTTCTTTAACCCATACGATTACGGTTACATAGTATCAGATGAATACCACTACTTCACCGAAGATGCAAGTTTCAATGATACAACAGACGTGGCTTATGACATGATCATGGAATGTCCTACGGCTGTTAAGATATTTATGAGTGCAACAGGCGAGAATATTGAATCTTATATGAGGGATTATTTGGCAGACAACGCCCAGAAATTAGGCATCAGAGAAGGCATAAAGCCACTGAAATACAAGATCCCAACCAATTGGTCATTCATAAATCAACTCTACTTCTTCTACAGAGAGGACGCTTTTAAACGTAAGGCAGAAGAGGTAATTTGCAAAGGTACAAAGGCAATCTTCTTCATTGAATCAGCCAAAAAGGCATATGAATTATACAAACAGTTTGAGGATAATGCCATCTTCTGCTGTAGCGACAGCAACACGGATTATGCCAAGTATATGGACAAGGATAAATTAAATCAGATGCTTGAGAATGAGAGATTTGAGGAAAATCTACTTATCACTACTGCTTGCCTAGATGCAGGTGTCAACATCAAAGATAAAAATGTAAAAGAGGTCATGATTGACATTCGTGATCTTGGTTCGCTGATCCAGTGCATGGGTAGACGACGTATTGGCAGAAGGAAAGACAATGGCGCATACTCAGAAAAGATTGACGTTTATGTTTGTGCGAGAACCAATGAACAATTAGGCGGTATGATCACACAAATTAAGAAAAATATTGCGCCTGCACAATTCCTCGACTTTAACGGAGAAGATGAATTTTACAAAGAGTATCCAAGATTTAACGCTAATGTAGATAAGAGTGGAATTATCTATACTGATAAAAAGGATAATTGCTTGAAGGTCAATGAATTGATGCTTAAGAAGAAAGAAAGCGATATCGAATTATACAATAAGATGATAAATCTCAGCGATTATGGATACTGCTCATATCTTGCTGATAAGTTCGAGAGGACGCACAAATATGACAAATTTGGCAACATAACAAAATGGAAGTATGAGATTTATGAACCAGAGTACATTAATATCATGGTTACTTTGGATAGATATGCAAGTGATAAAACAGAATTTTGTGATAAGTCCCAGAAAGATGAACTTGTGCAGGAATTGGCTATTCGCAAAGATAGACGAATTGTTAAAACCGCAAAGACGATAAATGAACGATTATTGCAGATGGGGATACCTTATAAGATAAATGAGAAAAGAACAAAACGAAAAATTGATGGTCGTAGTAAGGACGTTAGATTGTGGACGATAGTTAGGGCGAGAGTATAGAATCGTCGTTTTTTGTTAATATTACTGGACTTTTTGCTATTTTGCGTACGAAATTGTTACGATGCTTCTATATAGGGTCGTAACGAAAACGTACGCAAAATGACATAAAACCCTTATAAATACTAAAGAAAACGACAATTTTAAAAAGAAAAAATAAAAATCCCCAATAGGAAATTGCGCTTGCCGCAATTGACAGAGAGCGAAAATAAGCGAAGCGTTTTTTGCGAGTTTAGTATGATAATAGGCATCCATACTGACATATATTTTGTGTTGGTCAAATGACCACCCGTAGGAGTGGGCGTTTCGACCTACAACAAAATGTGTGTCGGATGGTGCCAGATAAGTTGTTGAGTGTAAAGGTTTCCTCATCATGTTGGGGACAAGCCCCAAACCCCTATATGGTCAACATTCGATTCGCTGACGCTCACCTGAATGTTAACCTTCGATCACACAACAAGTTGTGTAATCGTATATTATTGGACAAGAAAAATCAAACAGGAAAGGAGAAACAAATGGCAAAGAGTAAAGACAAAACATTGCTTCAAAAGATGCAGGAAATCTGCCCATATCACATTGCAAAGTATATACAGTGGTACTTATCAGATAAACAGAAGAGATGCAAATGGGACGAATTATGCCAATGTGATATGCAGTTTAAAAGCAAGGATGGAACAAATAAGACAGAGGAATTTTGTGAGAACAATTGGCTCATTCGTGATGACGCTCAGAAAGCCATCAAAATATATATGAAAAACATGCGCACATTAAACACGATGCAGATTTATCAGAAGATGATGAACAAGGCACTGAATGGAGATGTCAATGCGGCTAAGTACGTTGAAAACTTCCACAATAGTGACTTCTTTGAGGATTCAGAGGACGAATTGGACGTGTTATTATCTGGTATTAATATTCCTGCACTCAAAGGTGGTGCGTGATGATTAGTAAGACAAACGCACAAAAACTTGCGTGGTTATGGCAAGATGAAAACAAAGTGGCTTGGATCGAATCATTCATTAAGATTGCAGACAAAGAAGGAAAACTTGTACCATTTATATTGACAGACGAACAGAAAGAATTGGTTCAAAATATGCAATCCAATAACATTATCTTAAAGAGTAGACAGTTAGGTATCTCATCCATTACCATTGCATTGTCAATTAGAGAATGTGTTGTGCATGAGAATACGACTTGTTTTCTGGTAAGTCATAATCAATCAAGTTGTAATACTATCTTCGATAAATTAAAACAGCAATATCACTCATTACCAGATATCATCAAACCGAAACTGATCGTAAATAACAGACAAGCATTATGCTTTGATAATGGTAGCAAGATTACTTGCTTGACGGCAGGTAATAAAGAGATTGGTCGTGGCGATACATTAAATGGTATCGTGCATTTATCAGAATTTGCTTTTTGGAAAAATGCAGATAAACAGTTACACGCATTATCGCAAGCGGTCAGTGAATCTGGGCGTATCATCATAGAATCTACTGCAAATGGTTTTAATAAATTTTCAGAATTATACATACAGGCGAAGAACGGAGACAATTCATATAAACCGTTCTTTTTTAATTGGATCAATGGTAAATCCTTGTTTTCTAATCAGTACGAGCAAGCGGTGGCTGAGTATGAAGCAAGAACATCTCAGAAGATTAAAGACATGGAACTGGACGAAGATGAACAAGAATTATTAAAGTTGGGTGCTTCTTTGGCGCAGATTGCTTGGCGTAGAAAGAAGGTATCTACGGATGGACTTGATACATTTCAAGTCGAATATCCATCTACAGATACTGAATGTTTCTTGACTACAGGGCAACAGTTATTTGATAGTAAGAGGATTACGGCATCACTTACTACGATTGTTGAAAACAAGATTAAACCGTTCGCAAAGAAACAGGTCACAGGGTTACCTACTATATTAATACCTTATCTTGGTAAGACATTTCATATCTGGCAGATGCCACGAATTGGCGAGAAATATTATATTGGTGTCGATTGCTCAGAAGGATTGGGACAGGATTACTCTACTGCTATCGTTTTGAACAGAGAAGGTCAACAGGTTGCTGAGTTCAGAAATAACAAGATTAAGCCATATCAATATGCAGATGTCTTAAATGCTTTAGGTCGGTATTATAATAAGGCGTTGCTTACAGTTGAAAAGGCAAGCGGTGGGCATAGTGTGATTGAACGTCTGCGGTATGAACAACATTACATGAATATGACCAAGTATAAGACATATGATGAGTTCCAGAGGACGATCTGGAGAGTTGGATTTGACACTAACAATAAAACAAAATCTATCATTGTAAACGACTGCCGTGAATGGTTTGATAAAGGACTTATCCAGATCAAGAGTAAAGATATGCTTGAAGAGATGAAGGTATTCGTGGCAAATGATAATGGAAGTATGGGCGCAATCAGTGGCAGTCATGATGATTTAGTTATGGGATTGTGTCTTTGCATACAGGGAATAAAGAATGGATTATGGTATCCATTTTAGACGATATTATATAGAAGAAACAGAACAGAAAGGAGAGACAACGTGGCAATCGAAGAATATAAAAATAAGTATGAGAATCCTGCCAAATGGTTTGTAGAGGAAGTCAATCAACCTTATCATGTGAATAGAATCACGAAATGTATTGCGAACCGTGACTATCTTGCAGGCAGACATAAGGTACTTGGAAGAGAAAACTCTGCTTATAAAGGTAAAGAACTCATTACCAGAAAGACGATTTTAAACTATGCTAAAACGGTACTGAGATTCCATGCGACGTACTTACTTGGCAAGAAGATATCATTCAGTGGCAATGAGAATACGATCAAGAATTTTAACGAAATATACAAATTAGGGCAGTACGAGACAGTAGATTATCAGATTCTGGATAGAGTCAATAAGTTTGGTGACGCTTACGAAGTTGTATATGTAGAGGATGGAATCATCAAAAGTAAGGTGCTTGATAGTGGCGACTGTTATCCTGTTTATGATGATCGTGGCGGTTATATTGCGTTTATCGAAACGTGGACAGATGTATTTACTAATATCACATTTTATAACGTATACTACCCTACTTACGTAGAGAATTGGAACAATGATGGTGGGTATCTACATATGGAAGATAGTAAGATTAATGTGTGTGGATTACCAATTCATTATCACAATTTTAGTGACATGGATTATAACTTTGGCGTAAGTATGCTAACAGACATTAAGCCGATCATGGATGATCTGGAAGATATACTGAGTAAGATGGGCGACGCAATCTATATCAATAGTTTGAATCCGATGCCTGTGGCTGTGGGTCAGAGGATTGAATCAACGATTCCTGCTGATGCAACAGGATATGTGATGAATCTGGATAACGGAGATTACAAGGTTGTAAGTACAACGATGGATTATAATACGATTAAGTTATATCTTGATAATATCAAGCAAATGCTAAATGATATCGCTTGTATTCCAAGTGTGTTAGGTAGTTCAACGAATATCGCAAATATCAGTGAAGTATCTATGAAGATTTTATTTCATATGGCAAACATCAATGCAGATGAAACAAAGAAATGGTTGAACAAAGGATTCCAAGAAAGGTTCAGACGATTCCAGATGATCTTGAAAATGCAGGGTACTGAGGTATCAAACGATGTTGAGGTTGTTTACAATGTAAATATGCCAGTTGCAACAACAGAAATGGTGTCTAACTTAAAAGCAATGAGAGAACTCGGTGCGATTAGTAGAAAGAGTGTCATGGAAAAGAGTGATCTAATTACGGACAGTGTAGCAGAGTTGAAGCGGTTAGATGAAGAGAATGGTGCTAGTGGTAATGTAGAGAAAGATAAGGAACGGACTTAAAAATAAGTCGGTCTCAAGTACTGTCTGTGTACTCGAAATGGGTACGCAGATGTTGGGTGAATGTAATTTGGAAATAGTTGGGAGTGATACATCCAAAAAATTTGCCGTTCTATAGGCAAAAATTCCTTAGTATTGCTAGGTTTTTTGATGGTTGCAAGGACAGGACGTATAGATTGTGTCAGTATCACTGGAAATATCTTACAAAATCCATTTGATAAAATATCAGTATTTCAAATCAATTTAAAATGAGTGATAAAAGCAAAATTTTATGTCGATATTTGCACCAATTATTTCCAAAAACAACGCTAGATTAGGACTCTAACGAAGAATAAGTAGGTAAATATGCACAAAAATACAAGAAAAACTTGTGCAATGTGACGATATTACAGGCGATTACCCCTCTTTTCAAATATGGGCTAGAGGAAACACCAAAAATCCCCACGGCAAAAAAATAAGGACTACTCTTTCGTAGTCCCTTCGTTTTCACGGTTTACATGGTCTTTCAGTATCATATTGATATACTGACTGAACGATCTATCATCTTCCTCTGCCATCGTTTTGATCATCTCAACCAGATCACTGTCTAACGTGATACTTACTTTCTTCTTTAATGGTTTCATTGTCCACCTCGCTTAACCGTATCTTATCACATGGTAGTGTGTTATATTGCTAAGTAGGATTAAGTGTGATAAAGTAGGATAAAAAAGAAAGAGGTACGGAAATATGGAACAGATGAAAAGAGAAATCTACAATGAGATGATGCACAATTATCTAACAGAGGAACTAATAAAGGAAGTGCAGGAGCGCACAAAACTATTAGACGAGGATTATGCAGAATCAGCAAAAACAGAAGAAGAACATTTGCAGGAATTAAAATCTTGCTTAAATAAGGAACAAACAGAACAATTAGAAGAATATATAGGCGAGGTATCGACAAATCATCGAACCCTTTGCAGAGAAATCTATTTGCAGGGAATGAGAGATTGTGCCGATATCTTTTTCAACAAATAAGGAGAATCGAATATGGAATTATTACATACATTATTAACAATGCCAGGGCATGAGATTGTAACACTATTAGGATACATGACAATGGTATCTTTTATCGTAGGTAAAGCAGGTGCAGTGATTGAGGTTATGGTCAAGAGACACAAGGAAGCAAAAATCAGAAGAATGAAAGAAAAAGCAGAGATGTACAAAGATTTGCTAAAGTGATTGGTCGAATAAGTTGCGTTCTCTAATATAATTAGTGTATAATAAACATATAGGAATATATAGATAATGAGGTAAAAAGTGATTTATAAATGTAAAAAGTGTGAATATACAACAAAAAATCCAAATGAACGAGCATGCCCATTATGTGGCAATAAGATTGTTCAAAAAACAGAAGTGTCCGTTGATGGCTGTTGTGATGTTTATGGGGTAAAAATCAATTTGGAAAATGAATTACAAACTGTTTTGCACGAATATGCAGAAGATGATACTTGGTTTGACTATGACAACATTATCAAACATAAAATTAAAAAAGAATGTGAGGCATCAAAGAAAAAAGATAGATGGTCTATAAAACAATATTGTAAAAAGTATCATGCGATTCCAAGCACAATTCCAATTGAATTTTATAAGAAATATGATAAAAAGAAGAAAGAAGAAAAAGAAATTCGGCAAAGAATTGAATTAAGGAAATCTCAACAATTACATTGCCCTAATTGCAATAGTACTGATATTCAGAAAATTAGCGCAACTTCAAGAGCGATTAGCGGATTAACCTTTGGAATATTAAGTTCCAGTATCGGTAAAACATTTAAATGTAAGAACTGTGGTTATAAATGGTAGACACCAACACAACAGAGGAGTATAAAGTATGAAAAATGACAAAAACAACAAAATAATCATGTGGATGCTTGGTATCTGTCTGGCAATCAGTTTGGTATTTATCGGACAAACATCTTCGCAAAAAAGCCAGTTGGAAACCAAATATGAGAAACTGGATGCTAAATATCAGAAATTAAAAGAGAAGAAAGAATATGCTGAATCACAACTTGAAAGTGCAAATACTGATTACTACTCTTTGAATAGTGAATATCATGATTTAAAAGAAAATCATTCTTTGTTAATTCATAGATTTGACGAACTGAATAAAAAATATATGAAACTGAAGAAGAAAACCGCCAAACCTAAAGCGGTATCTGCCAAGGCAAAATCTTCAAGTTCATCATCTAGCAGTTCATCCAACTCATCATCCGATGACGACTCATCAACATCATCTGACGTGATCGTGCATATTACAGATTATGGAAGTAAATACCATGCAGCAGGATGTAGATATTTGAAGAAGAGTGATATTACGATTTCTAAGTCAGAAGCGGAACAACGTGGATTGAGTCCTTGCTCCGTATGTAATCCGTGATACTATAAATAGGTGTTGGAAAAGAAAAAATATTTATAAATTTAATAAAGCGTGTTTGAGGCACATTACTCATTATCTACGGATGAAGAGAGTAATTAGTAATTAAACACTAACCACACAAGGGAACTTAGTTTAATCAACTAGGTTTCCTTTTTTGGTGCAATGAAAGGAGGAATCATGCAGATTTTAGATCGACTAAAAATGGAATTGTCCAATCAGGAATACTTTTCCGATGAACAATACACACAATTTTTATTAGAGAATGAACTATCTGCCACGGCAGAATATAATAAGGAAACAGACCAGAGACAGATGTTGTTATCTGCTTTAGATATCTTAGAAGCAGTTAGCAACGACATTGATATTATGCGCCAGACAATCACAGAGTTTACAACAACATCACAAGCGTATAAATATCTTGAGAAAAGAATACAGAATCTTAGGGATAAGATTGCGTCCATCCCCGAGCCAGAAGAGGAATATTCATGCTTTTCACTTATGTATACAAGTAAGAATCCTACGGTATACTCGCCTACTGATTATGGATCACGCAGAATCTCTAAATCTGACATTGACGTTATGATGGGCGGTGAGTAGCATGAGAGTTAGTGACAGCCCAAGCGATAAATACCTAGATCAGACGAGTTTGCAATATCTGGTCGAAAAGATCAAAGAGGAAATTAAAAAGAACGGTGGATCATCTGGCGGTAATGTAGATTTATCTAACTACTACACGAAATCTCAGATTGATGAACTCGTGAAGCAACTGCCAAGTGGCTCAACAGGAGTAGGAATCTCGGGTGTATCAATTAACAGTGCAGGGCATCTGATTGTAACATTGACAGATGGTACAAGTACAGACGTTGGCAATGTCGTTGGAAAAGACGGTGTTAATGGTACAAATGGTAAAGACGGTGTTGACGGAAAGAATGGAATTGATGGTGTCAATGGTAAGGATGGAACGAACGGCAAAGACGGTACTAATGGTGTCGATGGACAAGACGGTGCTGATGGATTTTCACCACAGATCGTTGAAAATGCCGAGAACACCGATACACAGTATAAATTGGATATCACCACGGCAGCAGGTACATTTACAACGCCTAATCTAAAGGGTAAAGACGGACAAGATGGAAAAGATGGAACTGGTGGCAGTGGCGGTGGTGCTTCAAGTGAGGAGTATTCAACAGATGAGATTGAGGTAGGTACATGGATTGATGGCAAGCCGATCTATCAGAAGGTTGTGTCTGTTACGTTATCATCAACTGCCAAAAGTGGATCGGTTGCATCTGACTCAACTAAGATAGGATCGACAGTCAGCGCATTGGTTGACATGAGGGCGGTTAGAACACAATCACAGTTTATGGTGATGAGTACAACGCACATAATCAACACAAGTATATCTTATATTACATCTTTTTCAGATTTTAAAGACGCTATACTGTCAATGTCATTGGCAAAGGATGGAACACTTTTTATACATCATGGTTATAAGTATAATGGATGGAAGTTAAATATTATTTTAAAATATGTGAAATAAAATGCTTGACATTTTGTTTTTTGCTTGGTATACTAGTCAAGCAGTCAACGAGAAATCTAGCGCTATGAGATGTAAATAATCTAGCGTGAGATATGAAAAACTCGCATGAATGCGTTATTATATGCGGATGTGGCGGAATTGGCAGACGCGCTAGATTTAGGTTCTAGTGTCTACGACGTGCAGGTTCAACTCCTGTCATCCGCAGTATTTTTTTGTCTAACAAAGAAAAATAAAATAAAATGAAAAAAGTTCTTGACAATCATAACAGAACGTAGTAACATATATCTTGTTGTGAACGACAAAAACACATAACACTTACGGGGTGTGGCTCAGCTTGGCTAGAGCGCTTGATTTGGGATCAAGAGGTCGCAGGTTCGAATCCTGTCACCCCGACTGTAAGCGGGTGTAGTTCAATGGTAGAACTCCAGCCT